AAGTACGGCGTTGCTCATGATCGAGCGCGTACGTGGTGGAAGCGCAGGCTCGAAGAGCTGGGCTCACTGCCCTGTGCCCTGTGTCCCCACCCCGTGTACCCCTGGCAGCCCTGGCACCTGGACCACGTGCCCGGCACCGTCGGTGAGTACCGAGGCGTGGCGCACCGTCGATGCAACACGAGCGACGGAGCCAAGCGAGGCAACGCCGCGCGCGCTGCGAAACCGAAGCGAGTCGTGCTGTGAACCCGGGGGGTGGGTCGATGACGGGCAACAGAGGACCATCCGGAGGCCGGCACTCCGCATTTTTTTTGAGGGTCGACGGTGCCTGAGCGGACCCGCGCCGAGCGGCTCGCTGAGGTGCGCGACCGGTTGGAGGCGGCGATGAAGGAGGCCACCCCCAAGGAGCTCCCGGGCCTCGTTCGCGAGCACCGCATGGTGCTGAAGGAGCTCGACGCTCTCGCGAAGCCGGCGAAGGGATCGATCCGTGACCAGGTCGCCGAGAAGCGGGCTGCGCGGCAAGCAGGAGCCTCGGGTTCTCCTGCGGCCGAGGCATGACAACGAAGACGACGCCCAAGACGCCGTAGAGCTGCTCGCCTCGTGCGGCCAGGAGCTTGACGCCTGGCAGGTCCTGCTGACCTGCATCACGCTGGCCACGCTCGCCGGCAACCTCGCGGCCTCCGAGGTCGGCGGCCTGGTCGCTCGCCAGAACGGCAAGGGCGGCTGGCTCGAGGCCATCGCGATCTGGTCGCTGTTCGAGGTCTACCTCTACCCCGAGCGCAACCTGACCGGCCGGAAGAACACCACCCTGTGGACCGCGCACGAGCTGAAGACCTCGGACGAGGCGTACGGGCGCGTGAAGTCGCTGATCGAGGCGAACCCGGACCTGGCCGCCGAGGTCGTCACCTGGAACGGCGGCCTGACCGGCACGCACATCATCGAGCTGCGCGACGGCTCGCGCCTGATCTTCCTGGCCCGGTCGAAGTCCTCCGGCCGCGGGTTCTCGCCGCGGCGCATCATCTTCGACGAGGCGCAGGAGCTCTCGGCCCTCGCCTTCCGGGCGATGATGTATGCCACCTCGGCGCAGGGCAACCGCCGCCAGCTGATCTTCGCCGGCACGGTGCCCTCGGAGGAGAACGACTCGGCGATCTGGGCCGGCGTACGTGACCGCGGCCGCGCCGGCAAGGTGGCCCGGCTCGCGTGGGCGGAGTGGACGCCGGAGGGATCCGACGACCCGCGTACGCCGCCGGACCCGGAGAGCTGGAAGGCACGCGCCGAGGCGAACCCGGCGCTCGGGACCCGAATCCTCCCGGAGACGATCGACGACGAGTGGGAGGCGGCGAACGCCGACCTGGAGGGCTTCCTGCGCGAGCGCATGTCGGTGTGGCCCTCGAAGGAGTCCGGATCGACCACCCTGCCGAACTGGTTCGAGCTCTCCGAGCCAACACCGGAGTCGCCGCGGGCTCTCGCATTGGGCATCGCGACCGACCCTGACCAGAAGTGGCTCTCGCTCGGCGCGGTGCTCGACAGCGAGAAGCCGCACCTGGCGCTGAACGACCGCCGACCAGCGGCCGAGCGCCTGGCATTCGCGAAGCATGTGGCTGACGTGCAGGGGCGTCACGGGTGCCCGGTGATGATCCACCACAAGAACTTCCTGATCCCCGACCTTGAGGCCGCCGGTGTCGACCTGACGCTCGCCGGCCTCGATGAGTTCGCGCAGGCGGCCGCCGATCTCGCCACCGATGTCCAGAACGCCGAGGTGAGCCAGGGCGACTACCCGGAGCTCAACACCGCGGTGTCGGCGTCGAAGTGGCGGCTGCTGGATGGCCGACGGGTCTTCGACGGCCGGAAGACGGACATCTCAGCCCTGGAGTCCGTCGCGCTGGCCCTGGCTGTATCCAAGACCGCTGCCGAGTTCTTCGGCGCCTGGCGATGAGGGGAAACACATGGCTCGCATCGCTCGGCTCCTGGCCGAGGTCCTGCTGGCGGTCTTCTACACGCTCGGCTGGATCGCCGCCCTGGTTGTGATCGCGGCGGTGACGGTGGCCAGCGCCGTACGCCTCGGGTGGAAGGACGCTGTGACGCGGATTGACCGGAAGAGGCAGGAGGCCACCGATGGCACTGCTTGACCGGATCCTGTCCCAGAAGCAGCCCGAGGAGCGAGAGTTCTCGCTCGACACCTGGATCAACGACTTCCTGATGCCGTCGGTGCTCTCGCTCGGGTCCGGCCGCACCGTGATGCCGAATCAGACGATGGCCCAGACGCGGATGCAGGCGATCGCCTCGACGCTGCCCGGCTACATGTCGGCGCTGCGCTCCTCGCCGCCGGCGTTCGCCGCGCAGATGGTCCGGGCCACCGTGCTCTCGCAGGCGCGCTTCACCTACCGGAACCCGCCGTGGGCCCAGAACCCTCGCAAGACGTTCGGGACGAAGGCGCTGCAGCTGCTCGAGCGGCCGTGGCCGAACGGCACGACCGGCGACCTGATCAGCCTGATGGAGTGGCACGCCGGTCTGGCCGGCAACGCCTTCTGCCTCCGCCAGCCCCAGCGGCTCCGCGTGATGCGGCCCGACTACATGGCCGTGGTCTTCGGCTCCGAGCGCGAGCCCGACGATCCCGAGCTCGCGATCGACGCCGAGGTCCTCGGCTACATCTACCAGCAGGGTGGCGTCGGCCGCGGTCGCGGCAAGCTCGAGCTCTTCGACGTCGACGACGTCGCGCACTGGTCGCCGATCCCGGACCCGGAGAACCCGGGCCTGGGGATGTCCTGGATCACTCCGGCCGTACGTGACATCCAGACCGACAAGGCGGCAACCGAGTTCAAGGGGAAGTTCCTCACCAACGGGGCTACGCCGAACCTCGTGGTCAAGGGTCTTCCTGGAACGAAGAAGCTGTTCTTGGAAGCCGTCGAGATGCTTGAGGAACGGCACACCGGAGTCGCCAACGCCTTCAAGACTCTCTACCTCGCCGCAGGCGCTGACGCGACGGTGGTCGGGTCGAACCTGAAGGACCTTGACCTCCGCACGACACAGGGTGGCAGCGAGACGCGGATCTCGATGCTCTCGCGCGTCCCGGCGCCGGTGCTGGGCATCGCCGCCGGCCTGGAGGGCAGCTCGCTGAACGCGGGCAACTTCGGCCAGGCGCGCCGGCTCTTCGCCGACACCTGGGTCTATCCGACGATGCAGGACCTCGCGCACGCGCTCTCGCCGGTCGTCGACGTGCCGCCGAACGCTGAGCTGTGGTTCGACGCCACGGACATCCCCCTGCTCCACGAGGACGCCAAGGACCTCGCCGAGATCAATGCACTGAAGGCCACGACGGTGCGCACCCTGGTCGACGGCGGCTACACCCCCGAGTCCGCAGTGGCCGCAGTCGACTCCGGCGACTTCCGGGTGCTGCAGCACACCGGCCTCTATTCGGTGCAGCTGCAGAAGCCCGGCACGACTGTCGTCGGCTCGGTCGTCGAGCCCAATGCACTGCCCGCACCCAAGAACGGAGACGGCAATGGCTGAGATCCGACGCCGCGAGGACGCCCGGCGCATGGCCGACGTTGACCGCGCGGTCCCCTTCAAGCTCGTACGCGACGCAGGCGAGGGCGAGCCGGGTGACGGCAACACCCTCGACGGCTACGCGTCGGTCTTCAACTCGCTGACGATCATCGACTCCTGGGAGGGCCGTTTCAAGGAGCAGTTCCTCTCCGGCTCGATGAAGAAGTCGTTCCGGCAGAAGACCCCGATCATCCAGTTCGACCACGGTCGGCACGCCATGATCGGCTCCCTGCCTGTCGCCGCCTTCGAGCAGGGCTACCCGCGTGAGGACACCCACCCGGAGCTCGCGCCCGACGGCGGTGCGCACGTCGTGGCGCGCATGCACCAGGCCCCGCTGTTCGAGCCTGTCCGCGAGGTCATCTCGACCGGCACCGTCGACGGCATGTCGATCCGGTTCGCGCCCGTCCGGGAGAGATGGTTCTGGCCCGACGGCAAGCAGGTCAGGGACACCGAGGAGCTCGCGCGCGAGCTGTTCCGCACGTGGCTCGAGGACGTTCCCGACGACGAGCTGCTGCGCCGCGACATCGTCGAGTCGAGCGTTGCGGAGATGGGCCCCGTCGTGTGGCCCGCGTACGAGTCGACCTCGATCGGCGTCCGGTCCCTGCTCGATGTGCGCCGCGACCAGCGCACCGACCTTGCCCGCGAGGTGGCCGCCGTGCTGCGCCGCCCGGGCTCGGTCGACACCACAGACCCCATCGCTGCACCTGGCACGCAGAGTGCAGGTGGCGATGAGATCGACGCGGAGCGGCAGGCCGCCGAAGCGTCACGCAAGTCCGCGCAGGCCAAGAGGGCCCGCGTGATCTCCATGCTTCGACGGATCTGAAAGGACCCGCTCATGTCCAAGCACATTCCTGCCGACATCTCTGCCAAGGTGGCCGAGATCATGGCCGGCGCTCGTGACCGCTTCGGCCACGGCGCCTACTTCATGGAGCTGAACCCGGAGGCGGAGAACGACGCTCTGCTCGCCGGTTCGCTCGACGACCTCCGCGGGCGTACGCCCGAGGAGCTCGACAAGATGCTCAAGGTGCTCGACGCGCACCTGCGCTCCCTGCACCAGACCGACGAGGGCGAGCTCCGCGAGCTCGACGACGCCGAGCAGGCCGCGTTCGACACCGGGGTCGAGATCCGCGAGGCGATCGTGGCGAAGCTCGACAAGCACGCCAAGGTCTCCGAGATCTTCCGGCGTCGCCCGGAGGCGGTCAAGCGGGTGTACGCCAACATCCGCAACGGCATCGACGACGACCACGCCGCGGTCACGCGGATGACCCGTCCCGAGGCCCGCGACGCAGCTCTGCGAGTCCTCGACTCGCGCGAGCACGGCTCGGTCCTGACCGACGCCCAGAAGGTCGAGGTCGACCGCCTGGTCCGCCGCTCGACGGACATCGCCCGCCGGGTGATCGTCACCGAGAACGAGGCCTACCGCGAGGCGTGGCACAAGCTCGTCACCAACCCCAACGCGCAGTACATGCTCGACGAGGACGAGCGGGACGCGCTGCGGGCATGGGAGGAGTACCGCGCCATGTCAGAGGGCACCCAGTCCGCGGGCGGCTACGGCGTGCCGGTCTTCATCGACCCGTCGATCATCCTGACGGCGCAGGAGTCGGAGAACCCGTTCCTGACGATCGCCAAGCAGGTCGACGTCAACACCAACGCTTGGAAGGGCGTTTCCTCGGACGGTGTCTCGTGGTCGTTCGACGGCGAGGGCTCGACTGTCTCCGACGACTCCCCGACCCTGGCTCAGCCCAAGGTCGACGTCTTCACGGCCCGCGGCTTCGTGCCGTTCAGCATCGAGGTCGGCGAGGACTACCCGGGCTTCGCCTCGGAGATGTCCGAGCTCCTCTCGTCCGGCTACGACGAGCTCCTGGTGGACAAGTTCACCCGCGGCTCCGGCACGGGCGAGCCGATGGGCATCGTCACCGCCCTGGACGCCGACACCACCGTCGAGGTCCTGCTGGCCACTGCCGGCACCCTCGCCGCGGCCGACGTCTACAACGTGTGGGCCAAGCTCCCGCAGAAGTACCGCCGGCGTGCGTCGTGGCTCGGTTCGGTCGAGATCAACAACAAGATCCGGCAGCTCGGCACGGCGAACAACTTCCACGCGACCACGGT